CAGAACGACAACGTCTTCGACAAGAAGTTCCTCTCGGGCATGCGGCTGCTGATCAAGTGGCCGACGATCACGGAGCTCAGCGGTAAGACGATCCCGCGACTCTGGATCAACGACTACGACCGTATGGGCCAGAACGTGGACGGGGAGGGGAATCCTTTCGACCTGACCCGCAAACGGGCCGAGACCTTCAAGCGGTTCGGTATGTGTGTCGCCGAGGCCTCGCCCGGCTTCCCGGTCTCCGACCCGAAGTGGATCCCCGCGACCCCGCACGAGGCGCCGCCCTGCGAAGGCATCCTGGCCATCTACAACCGCGGCGATCGGCGCCGCTGGTATTGGCGCTGCCCGCAATGCCGCGAGACGTTCGAACCGGACTTCAAGCTGCTCAGCTACCCGAAGTCGGACGACTTCATGGAGGCCGCTGAGCAGGCCGTCCTGGTCTGTCCGCATGACGGCTTCCCGATCGCGCCTGACTTCAAGCAGGAGCTCAACGAGGGCGGCCGCTGGATCAAGGAGGGCCAGATCTGGATGCCGGACGGCTCCATGGAGGGGCGGGCGCGGCGTTCCGACATTGCGTCGTTCTGGATGAAGGGGCCGGCGGCCGCGTTCTCGGATTGGCGAAAGCTGGTGCTCAACTACCTCACGGCCGTCGAGGAATACGAGACGACGGGCTCAGAGGAAGCGCTGAAGTCGACCACGAACCTCGACCAGGGACTCCCCTACGTCTCCAAGGCCATGCAGTCGGACCGGCTGCCGCAGGAGATCAAGGACCGGGCGGAGGATTGGGGCGGCAGCAAGGAAGAGCCCGTTGTGCCGGAAGGGACGCGCTTCCTGGTGGCCACGGTCGACGTTCAGGCGCGCAGCTTCGTGGTCCAGGTCCACGGCCATGGCGAGGGCGGCGACGTCTGGCTGGTCGACATGTTCAAGATCCGCAAGTCGGCGCGGGAGGACGAGGATGGCGACCGCCTGCCGATCGACCCGGCCGGGCACCCGGAGGACTGGAAGCGCCTGGTCCCGGAGGTGATCCGCCGGACCTATCCGCTGGCCGACGGCAGCGGCCGCCGCATGGCCATGCGCATGTCCGGCTGCGACTCTGGCGGCCGGGAGGGTGTGACGACCAACGCCTATGCGTTCTGGCGCTGGCTGCGGAACGGCCCGCCGGCCGGCACGGAGACGCCGCTCGAGGACGAAACCTGGTCGGACGATCTGTGGCCGAAGTTCCTGCTGGTGAAGGGTGAGGCGAAGCCGTCGCAGCCGCGCATCCGGCTCGGCTATCCCGACGCGCAGCGGAAGGACCGTCATTCCGGCGCCCGCGGCGACGTGCCGGTGCTCTTCATCAACACGAACCTGATGAAGGACCAGATGGCCGCCATGCTCGGCCGTAAAGAGGTCGGGTCGAACCAGATGCGCGCCTTCGGCATGCTGCACACGCCGACCTGGGCGGAGAACTGGCTCTACACCCAGCTTACAGCGGAGGTCCCGACGCCGAAGGGCTGGCTGAACCCGTCGGGCAAGCGGAACGAGGCTTGGGATTTGCTGGTCTACGACGCCGCGCTCTGCCTGCATCGCGAGATCCGGCTTGAGCATATCGACTGGCGCAGCCCGCCGAAGTGGGCGGCTACGTGGGACGAGAACGAGCTTGTCTGTGACCCAAATATCAACAAAAAGTTGGACCAACCACAAAAGGTGGATTACGACTTGGCGAAGCTGGCCGAATCCCTCGCGTGAGTTCGAAGCCGATATGGCGACCCTTCAACAGCAGTTGGACGAAGCGATTGCAGCGCGCCACGCGCTCGCGATCGGTAAGTCGGTTGCCCAGGTGCGGGACTCCAACGGCGAGACGATCACCTACACGGCCGCCAACCTGACCCAGCTGACGGCCTACATCGCCGACCTTCAGCGTCAGCTCGGCGGCGGTCTCGGCCCGCTTCGGGTCCTTATGTGATGTACGATCCCGAGGTCGAAGAGCTGCTCGGGCCGGTCGGGTCTCCCGGTTCGGCGGCGTCGTCCCCGTCTGTCGCACCTCCCGCGGCGGGCGGGGAAAGCGCGATCGTGGGCGGCGCATATGAGGGCGCGAGCCGTTTCGACCGCGCCGTGGCCCTGTGGCAACCGCCGCTCCAGTCCGCCGACCAGGACATCCTGGTCGAGAAGCGCGACCTGGACGCCCGGTCGCGCGACAGCCTGCGCAACGACGCCTACGTGGCCGGCGGCGCCTCGCTGCACAAGGACAGCATCGTCGGCGCGATGTTCCTGCTCAACGCCAAGCCGAACGGCAAGGTGCTGGGACTGGACGAGACCTGGGAGCAGGAGTTCCAGGAAGAGGTCGAGGCGAAATTCACGCTGGCGGCCGAGAGCCCGAACAACTGGTTCGACGCGGCGCGGCTGAACACCTTGACCGAGCTCGTGCGCCTGGCCGTGGGCGTGAACCTCGCCTGCGGCGAGTCCCTGGCTTCGGTCGAGTGGCTGAACAAGGACACGTCGCGCCCCTTCAAGACGGCGCTGCAGATGGTCGACGTCGACCGGCTCTCGACGCCGTGGGACCAGATCGAAGGCCCGCTGCTGCGCGGCGGCGTGGCGCGTGACCAGTACGGCGCGCCGCAGGGCTACTGGATCCGCAAGGCGCACCCGGCGGACGTGACCACGCCCGACATCTACTCGTGGAAGTTCGTGCCGGCGCGCAAGCCGTGGGGCCGCCCGCAGATCATCCACATCTACGAGCAGCTGCGGCCGGATCAGAGCCGCGGCGTGTCGCAGATGGTGGCCGCGCTGAAGGAACTGCGGATCACCAAGAAGTTCCGCGACGTCGTACTGCAAAACGCCGTGGCCAATGCGACCTTCGCGGCCTCTATCGAGTCCGAGCTGCCAGCCGAGACGGTATTCGCCCAGCTCGGCGCCAACGGCGACTACGAGAAGGGCATCGTCGACTACGGGACCGCGTACCTGGGCGCCATCGCCCAGTACACGGGCGCCTCGCGCAACATGATGATCGATGGCGTGCGGATCCCCCACCTGTTCCCGGGGACCAAGCTCCAGTTGCGTCCGGCCGGGCAGGGCGGTCCGCTCGGCACCGACTTCGAAACCTCGCTGCTGCGCTACATCGCCGCCGCGCTCGACGTCTCCTACGAGGAACTGAGCCGCGACTACACCCAGACGAACTATTCGTCGGCGCGCGCGGCGCAGAACAACACCTGGAAGGGGATGGTCTCGCGCAAGAAGCGCACGGCCGACCGCTTCGGCTCGACGGCCTATCGGCTGTGGTTCGAAGAGATGGCCAACGCCGGCCAGATCGAGGCGCTGAAGACGCCCAAAGCGCCGTCGATCTACGACGGCTTGAACATGGACGCCTATACGGCTTGCGACTGGATCGGCGCCTCGCGCGGCCAGATCGACGAGCTGAAAGAAACCCAGGCCGCCGCGCTGCGCCTGAAGCTGAACCTGTCCACGCAGGAAGAGGAAGCGGCACGCCTCGGCAAGGATTGGCGCCGGATCAACGCCCAGCGACAGCGCGAAATCGCCGATCAGAAGGCGCGCGACATTTACGTCGATCCGAACGCGGCGGACCCAAACGCCAAGGCGGCTCACGCGGACCAAGGGGAAAAGGCCGATGCGTAATCCTCTGTTCGCGGCCTTCGCCGGCCAGGTGGTCATGGTCGCGTCCGAGATGCAGGCCGGCTTCGAAGCCAACTTGCATGCGGCTGAGCTCGAACTGGCGAACTTCCAGGCGCGCGACCGTGCTGGGCCGCCGGCGCAGATGACCGACGACTTCTGGTTCGCCGATGGCGACTGGCGGTCGTGGATTCGGCCCTATGTCGTCAAGGACGGCGTGCTGCAGATCCCGGTCAAGGGCGTGCTGCTGAAGGATTTTCCCTACGCCTTCGGCTCCTACGCCACGGGCTACGAGTACATCTGGCGCGCCTACGAGCGCGGCATGGACGACTCCAACGTCCGCAAGATCGCGTTGATCGTGAACTCGCCGGGCGGCCTGGTCGCCGGCAACTTCGACCTGGTCGACAAGATGTTCGCGCGTCGCGACGAGAAGCCGGTGCGCGCCTTCGCCAGCGAGCACGCCTATTCCGCCGCCTACTCGATCGCCAGCGTGGCCGGCGACGGCCTGGTGGTCGCGCGCACGGGCGGCGTCGGCTCGATTGGCGTGGTGGCGATGCATGTCGAGGTGTCGGAAGCCCTGGAGAAGTCCGGGGTGAAAGTCACCTTCATCAAGAAGGGCGCGCACAAGACCGATGGCAATCCCTACGAGCCGCTGGGCAAGGACACGCTCGCGCGCCTCGAGGCCAAGATGGAGGTGCCCTACGACATCTTCGTCAAGACCGTCGCGCGCAACCGCGGCCTGGAAGAACAGGCCGTCCGAGACACCGAGGCCATGACTTTCACGGCCCCGGAAGCCCTGTCCAACGGGCTCGCCGACCAAGTCGGCGCGCTGGACGACGCTCTCGCGGACTTCGCGAGCGGCGAAACTCAAGACGGAGACGATGAGATGGCCGGTCAGGCTGACACTCCGGCGGTCGATCAGGCCGCCATCGATACCGCGCGCGCCGAAGGCGTGACGCAGGGCCAAGCGGAAGGCGCCACCGCCGAACGCGCCCGGATCGCCGCGATCCTCGACAGCGACGAAGCGAAGGCCCGTCCTGCCGCGGCGCGCATGCTGGCGTTCGACACTGACAAGGACGCCGACTCCGCGCGCGCCTCTCTGGCCAAGCTGCCGGAAGAAGCCGCTGCGAATGCTGCGGCGGCCGAAGAGCCGAAAACCAACGCCTTCGAACAGGCGATGGACAAGTCCAAGAACCCGGAGCTCGGGGCTGGCGACGGCGAAGCCGCCGAGCAGTCCGCTTCCGACCGCATCCTGACGCTGCGCTTCGGCTCGGCGAAGTAAGAAGGAAACCAGACAATGACCAACCTTACTTCGGGTTACGAAGACCTCGGCCGCGCCGCCTCGAGCAGCGACACCTACACTCCCGCGGACGTTCTGCTCGCCGGTTCGTTCCCGCTGGACACCAGCGCCGGCACGCTGCTCGACCAGAACGCGGTGCTCCCGGCGTTCTCGCTGGTCGGCCGCATCACCGCGTCGGGCAAGCTGACTCTCAGCGCGCAGGCCGCCTCTGACGGCTCGCAGGTCCCGGTCGGCGTGACCATCGTCGAGTACCCGGACACGGGCGCGGACATCCCGAATGTCACGTTCTACCGCTCGGGCAACTTCAACTTCGACGCCCTGAACCTGGGCGCCGGCTGGACGCTCGCGAACCTTCGCGTCGCCGTCGAGAACAGCGGCGTGCCTCTGTTCTTCGGCCAGCCCGCCACCGCCACCCCCACCGTCTGACGGTCAGCGCAGAAGGAAACTGCAATATGGCTATCGCCCCTCTCCCGACGCGCGACCTGCTCGGCGTCTTCAAGGACAACCGTCTCGCGACGGTGTCCAACTACTGGCGCACGGTGGGCGGCCTCGCCGTTCACCAGTCGACCCGCCCGGAGATCATCTTCGAGAAGATCACCTCGTCGCGCCGTATCGCGCCGCACGTCCTGCCGGCCAACACCGGCAAGCCGACCCTGGTGAAGCAGGGTTCGGCCGCGCAGATGTTCTCGCCGGGCTATATCAAGGCGAAGGACCCGGTTCTCCCGGGCGAGCAGTTCTCGCGTCAGCCCGGCGACCTCTTCACCGACGTGCCCCGCACGCCGCAGGCGAACTTCGACATGGCCGTGGCCGATGTCGTCGCCTATCACCGGCAGATCATCGAGCGCCGCTGGGAATACATGGCGGCGAAGGCCGTCATCACCGGCACGGTCGATGTCGAATACGTCGACTCGCCCAAGGTGACGGTCGATTTCGGCCGCGCGGCCGGTCACACCATCGACGCCACCGCGTCGCAGTGGGCTGCGGCCGACACCGACCTGCTCGAGAACATCGAGAGCTGGGCGGACACGATGGCGACCGCCGACTTCGGCGGCATCGCCAACCGTCTGACTGTCAGCCCGGAAGTCTGGGCGGTGATGCGCAAGAATACTGGCATCATCAACGAGATGTCGACGCAGCGTCGCGGCAACACCGAGACGAACATCCGCACGGGCATCACCGTGATCGATCCGAACAACATGACCAAGTATGTCGGCACCGTGGGCGCCGGCATCGACGTCTATGTGACGGCCGACTTCTACCAGAACAACGCCGGTAGCCAGGTCAAGTACCTGCCGGCGAAGTCAGCGGTGCTGACGGCTCCGGGCATCGACGCAGTGATGGCCTTCGGGGCGATCGTCGACGCGGACGCCAATCTCCAAGCGTCGCCCGTGTTCATGAAGATGTGGAAGGAGAACGACCCGAGCGCCATGTTCATCATGTCGCAGTCGGCGCCGCTCTACATCCCCGTCAACCCGAACTGCTCGATGCTGATCAGCAACCTCGTGGCCTAACGGCCTGCTGGAGCGGGGCGAGAGACCCCGCTCCAACCTTCCAGGAGAGACTCGCGAAATGACCCACAAAGCGATGATCGCGGTGAGCGCGGTCCAGTATGCCGACGAGAAGGGGAGGCGGTGCGTCGCCCAGCCCGGCGAGACCTTCTATGTCGACGAGAAGCACGTCAAAACCCTCGCCGACAGCGGCTCCGCCCAATCCGTGGCGGAAGCCGCCAAGGCCGGCAAGTCGTCCGCGAAGGGTGGCCGGAAGACCGGAGAGACCGGAGAGACCGGCGAACCGGACAAGGTTGACGCCGATACCGGAGAGACCGGCGAACCGGACAAGGTTGACGCCGATACCGGAGAGACCGGCGAACCGGACAAGGTTGACGCCGATACCGGTGAGACCGGTGCTTGTGAAACCGACGACATGGTCGGCTGACATGAAAGTCGAAGCTGTCCACACGATTCAGCATCAGCCGGATCCCAACGGTCCGATCGTTCGTGAAAAGCCGGGCTCGCAGTTCGATCTGGCTGAGCGCGACGAGTGGATGCTGAAGACCGGCGCCGTTAAGGCGGTCGAAGGTGAGACTGCGGCCCCGAAGGGCAAGCGCAGCAAGAAGTCTGACGACGAAACCGGAGCCAACGGCTCCGACCTGGTCGGCTGAGATGGGCGCGCGCGACGTCATTCGCGCCGCGCGGCGGGACCTGCACGCAGAGTTGCAGGTCCCGGCCCTCTACCTTACGTCCAAGACGGATGAGGACCCGACGCCGATCAACGTCCGCTTCCGGGTTCACCAGAAGTCGATCACCGGCTTCCAGGCCGGCGCCTTCGCGATCGAGACCGCTGATGCGCCGCCGCAGCTTCGTTTCGACCTGCTCGAGATCACGCCCGCCCGTGGCGGTTTCGTTTCGGTGACGACCGGCGAAGCCTATCGCATCGATCGCGTGGGAGAGAGGGACGACGAGTTCATCAACGCTGACGTCATCCGGTTGAGCGCGGCCGAGGCCGCGGGGCTCCCGGTTCCGGCCTGACGATGGACAGCTATGTCTTCGCCGTCGAAGGCCTGGACGACGTTAAGTCGATCAAGGACCTCGACCCGGCCATCGTCACGGCGGCGCGGCAGGCCGTGAACAAGACCGCCGACCGGGCGCGAGCCCGCAGCGCGCGCGACATCCGCCGCCAGGTCAATTTCCCGGCGTCCTATGTCAGCGATGCAGAGGGCCGCCTATCGATCGTGAAGAAGGCGTCGAGCGACAGCCTCGAGGCGGTGATCCGCGGCCGCCATCGCGCAACGTCGCTGGCGCGCTTCATCTCCGGTTCGCCTCGAGCTGGGCGCGGCGTGCGCGTTCAGGTGAAGCCGGGCTCCAATCAGTTCATGGCCCGGGCCTTCCTGATCAAGCTGCGCGCTGGCAACGCCGCGATCGACACCAAGTTCAACATGGGCCTGGCGGTGCGGACGGATGGCGCGAAGCCCGCCGCCGCCTTCAAACCCGTTCGCCTGGGGAGAAACCTCTGGCTGCTGTACGGCCCGAGCGTGGACCAGGTCTTCCGTTCCGTCGCCCCGGAGATCGCGCCCGAGATGGGCGACTTCCTGGAAGGCGAGTTTCGCCGCCTGCTGGACCTTAAGCGATGAGCGACCCCCGTCCTTTCCGTCTGCGCGTGCTGGACGCGCTGACCGAGTGCCTGAAGGGCATCACCGTGGCCAACGGCTACTCCACCGACATGGCGGGCGCCGTCTTCCGCGGGCGCGTCCGGTTCGGCACGGACGATCCGCTGCCCATGCTGGCGATCCTCGAGCCGCCCGAAGGTGAGGATCCGGATTTGGCCGCTGAAAGCAGCGCCAAGGCGAAGAGCGACTGGCCACTGGTGATCCAGGGCTTCGTGAAGGACGACTTCGATCATCCGACCGATCCAGCGCACATGCTGCTGGTGGACGTAAAGCGGGCGCTGATCAAGCAGCGCACGGGCGCCGACGCCCGCAACATTCTGGGGATGGGCGGCCGGGTTTACGGCCTGCGCATCGGCGCCGGCACGTGCCGGCCGCCCGACGACATCTCCGACAAGGCGTACTTCGGGCTGCCGATCGTTCTCCGCATCCTGGAGGACCTCGAAAACCCGTTTGCGTAACCCAAAAATCAACTTAATAGTGATCCTCAACCACGGAGTGGATTCATGGCCATCACCACGAAGAAGGTGCAGAACCAGGTGCTCGGCAAGGGCCGCCTGTATTTCGCGCCCTACAAGACCGGCACCACGACCCCGCGCGGCGAACGCTACATCGGCAATACGCCGTCCTTTTCGCTGACCATCAGCGCTGAGACGCTCACCCACCAGAATTCCGACGAAGGGATCAAGGAGACCGACAAGGAGGTCCCGCTGTCCACGGAGCGCAAGGGTGCGTTCGAGGCCGACGACATCGACCTGGACAACGTCGC